ACTTCAGCAAGTAACCCATTCGGTTCTGCTACCAACAAACCAACAATTGTATACGGTTCTTAATCAGTATTACACTTAAAATATTAAAGGTGGACTTAGGTTCACCTTTTTTTATGCTTAATAACTAAAATGTATTTGTAAGTTGTTAAATTAATAGATAAAAACAAGTTAAAGACACGCTATGTTAGCATACTATATTTCAGGAAGTAATATATTCACATTTAGAACAGCCCCAACGGGTTCTTCTAATCTTACATTACACTTGCAGAATATGATGACATTAAAGAATTCATCTTCTTCAATTTCACCATATACATACAATGCATACGAAAGTATGTTATCGTTCACAGCTTCTATTTCATCATCATTAGTTGGTGGGGAATATAGAGCATACATATCTGATGGCACTTCTTCTATTTGGAATGGTTCTGTTCAAGTTTATACATCTCAATCGGTGGATAAAGCTAATTATGAAAACCAAATTCCTTTAGAGCAAGTATATAAGAGCAATTTAACTGAAAACGAATATATAATTTTAGACTAATATGAAAGTAGCACAAAACTTTAGTGTAGTAAACCTAACACAACAAGACATCCCAGTTATTATTGAGGATACAAAGACAAGACATCCGTGGATACCTGTTGGTATTATAATGCCTGATGATTTCTTTCAAAACATAACTGATTCATATAATAACTCTACAACTAATGCAGCTTGTGTTGGTGGTATAGCTGATATGATATTTGGTAAAGGTATCTATTGTGAAAATGAAGCACAAAAGCAAGCATTTGCAAAGATGCTATCTCAAGAAGAAATTAAAAGAGTAATATTTGATTTTAAATTATATGGTAATGCATGTTTCCAAGTATATTGGAATGATGAACATACACAAATTATTAAAATGTATCATACTCCAGTACAAAGTATTAGAGCACAAAAGTTATATACTTCTCCAAAAGTGGAAGGATATTATTATTGTACTAATTGGAATGATATGAAAGCTCAAAGAAATAAAATATTTATTCCTGCTTTTGGTACATCTAATGAGAAGATGGAATTACTTTATATGAAAGATTATTCACCTGGTAAATTCTATTACTCACAACCTGATTGGTTTGCTGGTTTACAATTTGCTTATGTAGAAGCTGAATTATCTAACTTACATCTTAACAATATTGAAAATGGTTTCTTACCATTGGTTATGGTTAATATGAATAATGGTATTCCAGCTCCTGAAGAAAGAGATACAATTGAAGATATGATTGAATCTAAATTTACAGGCACTAGAAACGCTGGTAGATTTATCCTAACATTCAACGATGATAAGGAAAGACAACCAACAATTGAAACTATCCAAACTGATAATCTGCACGATAAATACAAATATGTAGCAGATTACGCACAAGATAGAATCTTAGTAGCACATAGAGTTACATCGCCGCTTTTAATGGGTATTAGAACTGCCGTAAATGGATTTAGTTCTAACAGTGAGGAAATGCAAACAGCTTACTCTATTCTTCAAACTATGACAATAGAACCATTCCAAAATTTGATTTTAAACCAATTGGATAAAGCACTTTCTGATGGTGGATGGGAAGACTTAGGATTATACTTTGAACAATCTACTCCAACTGCTCTTTTAGCATCACAAGCTGAAGCAACTGGACAAACTATTGAAGAAGTTAAAAAAGATATAGCAGAAGTTGGTGAGAATCCAGCAGTTACCGATACGGAAGGTGAAGGTGTAGGTGGTGAGGCTCAAGACCAAACAACTCCAATATCAATGAGCAATCCTAATTTTACAAAAGAATACGAAGTATATAAAACAAACTAATAATATGGCGTACGCATTATTTATAAGCAGAAACGATATCATCAAACAAACTCCATTACAGGGTTCTATTGATGCTGATAGATTACTATCATTTGTGAGAACAGCACAAGACAAATACCTTTTAAACTTATTAGGTACAGTTCTTTTCTATTACTTACAAGCAAGAATTGAAGCTGGTACTGTAGACCAATTAGGTCCATACTACCAAGATTTAATTAACAACCATATTAAACCAACTTTAATTTGGTATTCAGTAGCAGAATATCTTCCATTCTCAAATACACAATTTAAGAGTGAAGGAGCTGTAAGATTAAAAACTGATAATTCAGAAACTGTAGGTAAAGACCAAGTAGATTATCTATTACAAAAGGCTCTTAACTCAGCAGATTTCTACGCAACTAGAATGCAAAACTATCTAATATCATACTCAAATCAAATACCTCAATACCTACAATCAATTGGTAATCAAACTCAGGTATTCCCTGATATGGGTAATGCATATTTTGGTGGTATAAATTTATAATATTATGGCTGTAGTAAACAATCAGGCAACTAACTATTCGTTATACTATAACGCATTAGATTATTTTAAAACAATAATGAGCAATCATCCTTCTATTGAGCAAGTATCAACAGGTGATATGTCTCAATTAGATGATTTAGAATTTCCTCCATATCCATTGGGAAATATACTAATAACTGAAGCTAAGTTTAATGGTTCAAAAACTATCTATTCTTGCCAACTTACAGTTGCTGACAAGCTTAAGTTAAAGAATAACGAATCAACCGGAGTGTATAATGCGCAAACTGTACCTTTCTATGGTACTGATGATATGGTTGATATACATGCTAACACCTTATCTATAATAAACGATTTACTATCTTATACAGAATATGCAGTACAAGCATTTGATATTGATGGTAATATAAATTGTATAGCATTTAGAGAAGATTTTCCAAATGGATTAGCCGGATGGGTTTGTTCATTTGATTTAATTTCTCATAACGATAGACCAAGATGTTTATTTAATCTTTATCCATAATGGCTGCATTCTCATTTCCTGGCGTTAAAGCAATTGCTGATGCATATCGCAAAACAGCACAGGATAAGATGTTGCAAGGGTACCCTGGTCGTAATCCTAATAAGCCTGTTAAACCAATTTGGAAAACAGGCAATCTTTATAGAAGAATTGGTTCGTATAACACTGCAGCTAATATGGCTACAATGCGTTCAACAAAATTAGGAAACAAAGAAGAATTAAGTAATATTACAATATCCCTAAACTTTGCACCTCCGGGAGCAACCTATGGTAAATGGGTAGAGTGGGGTAATGGAACTCAAAGTGGATATGGTGTACCAAGACCATTTGCAGCAGATGCAGGTAAAGACCCAGAACTTAAAAGAGCAGTAGATGCTGCTATGTTAGGTAATAATGGGTTAATCAACAGATACATTAAAGCAATTAATGCTGATATTGAGGATGAAATGGAAAGCTTAGGATTTAAGAAAAGCTAACCATCAATAACATAATCCTCTTAAGTTGTTAAATTAAAAAGATTTAACGATGTCTCTTTCTATAACACAAAATCCAGCAACTGCATCATTAGCACAATCTCCAATGGCATTTACGCTATCGGAAAGTGGTGATGTTGTATTAAGCTCATCATTCCAATATTTCACAGACTTATATTATTGGACTGGTTCACTAAACCAATCAGGTTCTGTAAAATACCAATTGGTAAAATATCCAAATGCAAGTAGAGTGGGTATTTTTGATGTAAGTAGGGTTATTAATTCTACATTACAGGATTTAAGACAAACTAACCCATCAAATGTAAAATTCTATAAAATTGATGGTTACTATCGCTATTTATCAGGCTCATCTTATGTGACAAGTTCTCACGTTGAATCTGATGTATATAAAGCTTTAGATGGATATGGTTTATTTCAAGAAGCAATTAACGGACCAATATATTCTAAATCACCACATTGGCCTTTGATGAGTGATGGACCGGTAACACAATCATTCTTTCCAGATAATGTGGGAACTATGGGTGTTTTTGCACAAGGTGCAGGAGCATCTACATTAACTCCAACAAAGGTAACATACACATCAAATTTAGGAACAGCTAATATAAATGTTAGTGGAAGTGTATCATCTTCTCAACAAATACAACAAGTATCTCTATTTCCAACAGAAACAGGGTTTCCTTTCGCTACAAGCGTAGAATGGTACACAATTCAGGCTTTCAATGGTGCTACGGCATTAGGGACGCCTATTCGTTTTGAGACTGCATGTATCCAAAAATATCCAAATGTAAGAATTAAATGGAAAAATAGATATGGACAGTTTGATTACTTTAACTTTTATATGGTTAATAGAAAATCATTTAAAACTGAAAAAAGAACTTATCAGCCACAAATTGGTACTTGGCAGAGTAGTACATTAAGCTACAATAATTACGATTCACAAAATCTTAACTATTTGGTAGATTCTAATCAGGGATTAACTGTAAATACATTTTGGATTCCTGAGAATTACAACGATATCCTGAAGCAATTATTGGTAAGTGATGAAATATACTATGTAACTACAGAAAGCACTCAGGATTTAACGCCTATCACCATAGATACGAATTCTCTGGAGTTTAAGACTAATGTAGTAGATGGACTAATTCAATACTCATTTGATTTCAGATTCGGACAAGGATACAAACTAATAATCTAATATATGGGAGTTATAAGCACACAGGGTATAAAGTTTCAGTTAGTAGCTGAAGGACAAATACTTGATTTATTTAAAGATGAACAAGTCCTATTATCGGATAACGTAACTGGTCTTTTTGATTTGGGTGTTATACCTGCTGATTTTACTAGACAAATTACTTTGCCTGGTTCTAAAAAGAATAACGCATTCTTTGAGCACGTTTATGATATTAGTGTTCAATCTCCAGATACATTTGCTACTAACGTTAAAGTACCTTGTTACTTAGATTTTCAGGGTATTTACTTAGCACAGGGTTATCTACAATTAAATAAAGTAAGTTTATATCAAAATAAATTTATTGATTCATATGAGGTAACAATCTATGGAGCTGTATCTTCTTTTGCTAGACAAATTAGTAGGTCTTATTTAAATGATTTAACTTCATTAGCAGCTTATAATCACACATCATCAGTTTCAGCTATCACATCTTCTTGGAGTGGTAGTTTATTTAATGGGGATATAGTTTATCCTTTAGCTGAATATGGACAAAGAATACAATATAATCCTGAAGAAGCTAATTACGGAATAGATTCACCTTATGATGCTTTATGTGTGCAAGATTTTAAACCTGCTATTAAAGCTAAGGTTGTATGGGATGCAATATTTGCAGAAGCTGGATTTACTTATTCATCATCATTTATTAACGATGGTGGATTAGATGATATATATTTGGTTTGTAATAGACAATTAAGATATCCATTATATGCAGAAGTAAACCCTGAAACATACGGACAATTTAGAATAGCACCTATATCAGGAAGTGGAGCTACCGATGTTGTATTAACAGCAACTACTGATTATAGATTACCATGGGCTAATATCATAACAAATCCTGGTGGACAAATGGGAAGTGATTTAGTATTTCGTAATACATATCCAACTCAATTAAGAGGACTTATAAATCTTAATTTTCAAATAAGTGCTTCTGGTGCTGGAAATAGTGTACCTTTATTTACATTTAAAATTAAAAATATTGATACAAATGTAAATACTTCTGACCAAAGATTAGGAGTGATAAACGCTTATATGGACCAAGTTTATCAATATAATAATCCTACAACAAGAACACAAACATTTAATGTAACACAGCAATTCAATTCTGATTTATTACCATCAGGTTCTTACGCATTTTATTTAATGTATAATTACTCAGGCTCAGCTTCTAATTTTACTTTAACATTAGACCAAGGTGGACAACCTAAATCTTTTTTAGATGTATATAAAGCAACTTCAATAGGTGATGGATTAGTAATGGATATTCCTTTGAATATGCCATATGGTACTAGAGGAATTAAGCAAATTGATTTCCTTACATCTATTCAAAAGAAATTTAATTTGGTTATGTATCCATCTAAAAATAGAGCAAATCAATTTATAGTAGAATCTTTTAATAGATGGTATGATAAAGGTAGAAGATGGGATTTTGATAGATATATTAACCTTGATAAAATGATTGAGGTTATACCAACTAATAACTTTGCTGTTAATGAATTAAACTTTGGTGATACATTAGACCAAGATTATGTTTCTTTACAATTTAGTAAAGCGGCTAATAGAGAATTTGGTAAGAGTTATTATGTAGATACTCAAAACTTCTTTTCGCAAGGTAAGTTTGAAGTTAAGACTGCATTAGCATCAACACCATTATTACAAATAACTAATACTGGTTTATCAGGTTCAGTAGCTGGATT